GAGCTTAAAGCCAAACTTCCACAAGGTCATGTATTTGTTCGTCAGATGTGGAACAAAGCTGTTGAGCAAGCTAGACAATATGGATTTGCTTATGACGGGCAAACCAAGACATTTACTAGTGTTCAGCCTCAGGAGCAAACAGCATGATTATTAGGCTATCGACAACTATGCTCGATAGCTACCTTTGGGGCATATCGAATGATGATATGACCTCAGAGGAACTCGCTAAAGAGTTGTTCTTAGGAAAGACGCAGAATATGGCAATGAAGTGCGGCACAGCTTTTCATGCCCTTCTTGAACATGATCTTAATTATGAAGTCACAAAAGAAATGGGGTTTAACTTTTTGTTTAGTGAAGGCCTAGACGGGACTCTAGAACTTGGTGATGTTCGTGAACAAAAGTATGTCACACGGATTTTTGATGATGTTGATTTGGTTGCAAAAATCGATGCTGAGACTAGTTCAAAGCTAATTGACCACAAGCTTACTGCTGCCTTTGATCCAGATAAATATATGGATGCATTCCAGTGGCGTGCATATTTATTAGTTAAGCAATACGACAACTTTAAGTACCAAGTATTTGAACACTCAGGCTTAGATAAAGTTGTGGATGGTTTAACAGAAGTAAAAATTAAGAGCTACCACGAATTACACCAGCACTCATATCAAAACATGGAATCAGATGTTAAGGCTCTTGTTCGTGAAGTAGCTGACTTTGCTAAATATTGGAAACCAAAATTAGGAGTGGCAGCATGACAGATTTGAATAAGGAAAGAGAGGCTTTTCTGAATACCTTCCAATATTACAAAGGAAGAAGAGACATTATTTTTAGTCATGAGCATGAACTGTTTATGACTAGATCAAACAATCCTTCTGAAATTGCTCAGAAAGAAATAAGCAACATGAATAGCCGTTGGGATGCTTGGCTTAGATGTGCAAAGCATCGTGATGCAGAGCTAGAAAAAGCCAAAACTCAGGCTGTGTCAGTCTGGATATCGACAGACTTTATGAAGCCTGATGACAATGATTGTGTAGACATCTTAATTAATGGTAAGCGAAGAATTGTAGATGCGGTCTATTTAGATGGTAAATTCTTCATATTCCCACCATTCTCAAAGGAACAATGGACTGAGGTAAATAACAAAGTAACACACTGGATACCTAGAGTTGAAATATTAAGCGAATCGGGAGCTGAGGGATGAGTGAATTAAAAGTTAAAACATGTGAATTTTGTGATGATGGAAATGGTGAATGCATCTTCCCCTATTACGGTCTTGCTCCTCATATTCACACCAAACCAATTGGCGGCACGGTATTTCTTGATGAGTCATTTCCTGAAAACTTTAGTCCTGATGGGGATGGTTTAGGTATGTATACACATTGTCTTAATTGTGGAGGTGACGGCACGTTTGAAGGCACTCAATTAGAAGTTAAAGCGGAAAGTAAGGAGGGGTGAATGGAGATTGATCGTCGTGTACGTGCTAAAGAGTTTATGATGCTAATGTCTATTGGCCGGACTAAATTCTATCGCATGATTAAGAATGGTGAAATTCCTCAACCTATCAAGGTAAGTGACAAAGAGGTATTTTGGCACGAATCAAGTGTTAAGAAAGTTGTCGAAAAACACAAAGATAATTCTGATATGATAGCCTGCTAATTGCAGGCTTTCTTTTAAGTCGAGTGTGTTTAAAAACGGGTAATTAAACGGGTAACACTCTAGCCATTTAGAATTTAATTGATCATTTTCAAAAGGTTAAGATGAACAAGATAGTTGTAAAGAAACATAATGGCGGAACCATCGCACAAAATAAACGTGCCCGTCATGATTATTTTATCGAAGAAAAATTTGAAGCTGGCATGTCTTTACTCGGCTGGGAAGTAAAGTCTTTACGTGCTGGTCGTATGAGTTTGACAGAAAGTTATGTCATTTTTAAAAATGGTGAAGCATTTTTATTTGGTGCACAAATTCAACCGCTTCTTTCTGCATCTACACATATTGTGCCGGAAGCTACACGTACACGTAAATTATTATTATCTCGTCGTGAACTTGAAAAGCTTATGGGTGCAGTGAACCAAAAAGGTTATTCGTGCGTTCCATTAGCGTGT